CCCCTGTTTTCCCCCTCACCCCTCACCCCTCACCCATCACCCATCACCCCTCCTCACTAGCGGAGCGCGATAAATTGAGCGCGAAAATCGCGATAAGTCAATGTGATTTTAATTCATCATAGTCAAAAATGATTTGACGAAGGAGACCGAGGCTGGAGGTGGCTCTTGGACGCACCACCAGTGTGCCGTTTTAGCGGATCCCTGGTGGTGTTTTTATTCCTAATGAGGAGTGATAAATTCCTCAATAGTTACCGATCAAAAACGCCCGAGCTGTTAGTCATTTTAGTTCCAACTTTCTGCAAAACATGCAGAAATGCTAGAGATCTTTATCAATAAAATCCGGCTCATGGAGCAATTAATTGCAGAAAAATCCGCAGATCTTGCCGAAATTATCCTTTTTGCCAGTGATCAGCAACATGGAAGCATTCTTAGTAATTACCAATCAGCAACTCCTGGACTGCCGTATTGGCCACTTTGCGGCTGCAATAGGTCGTCTGGACTTCGCGGATACGGAAGGACCCGAACAGTTCCCGGATCGCTGCGACATCATTAATGCTCATCAAAAATTTACCCTTGATAGCTCCCAATTGTTCGGCCATGAGGCCGAAATCGTCACGAGAGAACATCCCTTTACCATATATAGATTCGAAGCCATAATAAGGCGGATCGACGTAAAAGAAGGTGGTCGGCGAATCATAGCGTTTAACATATTCCTGCCAGGGCAGGTTCTCGATTGTGACCTGTGACATGCGCAGATGGATCGCTGACAGTTCTTCCTCCATGCGGAGGAGGTTGATTCGCGGCGCCTTGTGCGTGCTGCGCCCGAAAGAACGGCCGATCATATCGGCGGCAAATGAATGGCGCTGGAGATAATAAAACCGGGCGCTCTGTTGGATATCAGTCAAGCCCCCGGCTGCCAGTTGTCGATTCCAATCATTGAACCATTCCCTCGATGAGAGCAGATATTTAAACTGCCGGCAAAATTCCTCCAGATGATTCTGAAGCACTCTATAGAAAACCACCAGGTCAGAATTAAGATCATTGATAGACTCAAATTCAGATTCGGATTTAGCGAAGAAAACCCAAGCTCCTCCAGCGAAAACTTCTGCATATGCCCGGTGTTTCGGGATTAAAGCTATGATTTTTTGAGCTAACCGACTCTTTCCTCCCATCCAACACAATGGGCTTTTCATCCGGATCACCTTTACAAGTAAATGCCTGGTCTGCTACCCTCCTCGTTGCCCACGTGGGTAGGGGCAGCAGTTTCGGCTGTGATCCGCAGCGCAATCTGCGGGTCGGTGGGGAGGTTGCAGCCTCCCCGCCTGCTCCTTTATTCGAGCAGGCCCCACCGAAGCGGGGCCAAATACAATAATCTGGGCTATGGAATCGCCACCGGCTGAGCCGGCGCTATCCATGCCCCGCCCGCCAATGCCGCCGCCAGGGCGGTTTGCAATGCATCGATATATGCGCCCAGGGCCTCGGCGAAACTGGTAAAAGCTGACGTCGACGGGAATATGTGCGGCGCCCCTGCGGCATCCAGCCAGGCCCGCGTAGCCTGACCGTTTGTAAATGTCGATTTAAGCTGGATATAATTCTGTTCGCCGACCAGCTTCAGGAGACTCGCGTCATCGAGCGCATACGTCCCATTGAGCGCCGGCGTCCCTGTCGACACGATCTGGCAGCCAGCCGCGATAGCGGCATTATAGGTCGCCTGCCCAACTTGCGCCGGAGCTGGAGCCGGAGGAGGATCGGGGACATTACCTGCGGCCACCCATTGCAAATAAGTGCGATAATCGGCATTGCGCGGATCGGCCGGGATAAATGCTCCATCACTTTCGCGGACGATCAAGCTGCCACCAGTTAATTGATATGCGCCCATTGATTACTCCTTAAAGCCGCGCCGAAGCAGTATAATGCACACTGACAGATTGCCCGGTTGAGACGGACACATTATTTACGAAGGGCAAGAAACCCGACTCACCGGTAAAATAAATACCTGAAGCTATATCGGTGGCTGTATTATTATTATATATCTTGCCGCTCGCCCCTGTTCCGGGGCTGTAAAGAGTAATCGTAGGACCGATCCTCATTTTTACTGGAATAGTGATCGGAATGGCTGCATAGAAAAAAGTATTTTCCACAACGTGCGAAGGGGCGCCTGCTGAAGTAATCGTGCCCGGAGCAACGCCGAAATCATAGCTGCTCTGAAAATACCGCTGGCAGCGCGCCAATTCGACGTCAATCGGCCGCATCTCGGGCACGGGCGGGCTGCTGTTAAGGCCGGTCGTGACACCTGGTGTCACTCGAATTTCAACCTCGCCAATCCGAACGTACCGGCCTGAGTTGCTAAAATTATTTCCAAAGTCGAAAACAAGCCCATAGCCGGTCCCGGCATAACTTGAAGCCGTAAATGTATAGGCTATTTGCGTCCACGCGTTATTTGGGCAGGATTGCAAACTCGTTGTATTAAGATCGGTGAAGGGACTATACCCCCAGTTATCTTGCAATCTGGCCATCCATGTTGTGAGGGTGGGGGTGATGGGGCCTCCGGTGCCGTTGAAAATCTGCGCCTGAACGGTAACAGTCTGGCCGGCCATTTGTTGGGCCGCATAGCTTTCGATTCTTTGCGCGCACTGAATATCTGTGACGCCGGAGGCGCCTGTCAATTGCAAACTGTTCAACGTCAGGCCATTGGTCCTCCCCTGCGCCTGTTGAACCGTACAGCTTGCCCCGGTTGGGGTAACGATCCAGCCTTCGGCGGTATAAGCGCCGGATTGTGTGACCGTCATTGGGCCGGTTCCCGTCGGCCAAATATCGAGGGTCCCGTTGACCAAAAGATTGACAAAGCCTCGAATCGGCATCGTGCCGCTGGCTTTTTGCGTAAGAGTTCCGCCGATGAAAGGCGCCCCGGAGACCGCTGAGATACTGGCGGCAGTGATCGTCGACTGCCCGTACGCAACGGTTACGACATAGAGGGCGATATATCCGGAGTCCGCAGCGGGGGTCGTTTGAGATCCGGTCGGCGCCGGAGTCCCGTCCTTGACCTGGATCGCGACCGTATCCTGCCTCATGGTGTTTTGCGCCGTCCCGGACCCGCCCGGGCCGCTGTACGCCTGCTGAGGATTGGCGGCATTATAATAGCTCAGGACAATCGGGTTGATGTCCTGCTCCTCAAATGCGACCTCGATCAGATAATTAATCGAATATCCGTTGGTGACCGGAGCAATAAAGGTGAGCTGTACCGGACTGGCGAGAATGCCCTGCTTGACGATACTCGTGGAATCGGTCCCCAGGCTGGAATAGGCATTCTGGTCCGTTACTTCCTGCGCGTAGATTTCGCCCGCGCCGATCAGGACCGACATGCTCGCGGGGCTTGTGGGCGTGCAGGCAAGACCGTTTACAAGCGGCCCCGGCCCGAGCACGGCGCCTACGAGCTTCGCCAGCGCCAGGTAGGCCATCTTATTAACGTTGAGCAGGTCGGTTTCGAGCGGGACCTGTCCTGGATATATGATTTTACGATCCATGTTTCAGCCTTTCACCACAGAGGCACAGAGATCACAGAGAAAATGCCTATAATGGTTTTAATATGTCTCCGTCCAATTCGTAAGCGTCGCATAGTCCGTGCCGGCCTCATAAGTGCCTCCCACAGGAACAATTCCACAAACGGTTATATTTACGTCAAAGCCTCCGGCGCTCGAAGCTATAGTGAGTCCATTTACATACAGATTCAGTGTCCCGCCCTGTGACGGATTTGATAAGGCATTTACTGAAACAAACATCGGCTTGCCCGTATTGTTCGTATACACAGTGCCGAATTGCCGCCCGGACCTGACATTGTATACATTGCTGAATAAATTGACTGACTGGAGATACCGGGCGTCTGCGGATTCACGGTTCAGGGCATGCTTGCTCGCGGTAGCATCTGCAACCTGGAGCGGGCCGCCTTCGCAATTCAGTAAAATCCAAACTCCAAGCGATGAATTCCATTTAACCTGAGCCCGGCCTCCGGCAAAGATTTCCCCGCCCTGGAGAGACGCTCCGGCCAGCCCATAGATCGGCGCCCCGTTAAGAGTTGAAGGGCCGGTACTGGAATGGGCCGGTGTGAAAATGAGCACCATCCCGTCACTGGGCGCGCTGATGGCCGGCGTATAGGTTACCGCATAAGCATTGGCCGATCCGGTATCCGCGCCATAGACGTATGAGCCGTTTTGCACGTTGATCGGCTGCGCATAGCGGAGGTCTGCTGTCGCCTCGCTGATCTTCTGGGTAAGGGTTTCGCTGATGAAGGGGGCCCCGGATACATGGGTGATATGATTGCTGCCAATAGCAGTCTGCCCATAATCCACCTGGACCACAAATAACCCGATGAAGCCCACGTCGACCGTGGGCGTCGCCTGGCTATTGGTAGGCGCCGCAATCCCGGCTTTGGCCTGGATGATGATAGTATCCTGCCTGACCGTATTTTGGAATGCCCCTGTTCCGCCCGGCCCGCTGTATGGCTGCGCAGGATTGCCGCTGTTGTAATAGGGCAAAATAGTCGATCCGGCATCGGTTTCAGAAAACGCAACCTCGATCAGGTAATTCACACTGTAGCCGATAGTCGCCGGCTGCGCCAGGTTCAGCGTCGTTTGGCTCGTGATGATCCCCTGCTTCAGGACTGACCGGGAATCGGTCCCGAGGTCCGAATAGGCATTGGCGTCCAGCGTCTGGAGCGAATAAACCTCGCCGGGATTGACAATCACGGAATCGCTCGCCGGATTCGTCGGGACGCATGAAAGGCCGTTGATGAGTGTATTCGTCCCCAGGACCCCGGCCGCCAGTTTCAGCAGGGCCAGGTATGCGTTTTTTTCGGCGCTTAAAAGATCGGTCGAAAGAGGAATTTGCCCTGAATATACGATTTGTCTGTCCATAAAGACTCCAATTTAGGAATTCAGGAATTTGGGAATTTAGGAATTAAGAGCTCAATTGCTTTTCAATTCTTCAATTAGTTTTAGCCAATTCCTCAATTCCTCAATTCTTCAATTCCTCAATCCGTTTATGGTGGGTTGCTGATATTCACCCACGCAATTGTCCCTTCAGGAAGCACGCTCGCGATGGCCGCATAAATATCCGCGTCCGTAACCGCGCCCTGGATCATATCCAGCGTGCAGTATTCGATCTGCCCGGCGCCATAGCCTCCCGGAGCGGGCGGATAAGCCCCGATGGTCCAGTAGGTGTCCTGCACCGGCGCACCGTCAAAGAGCAGCGACGCCGGCGAAAGAGATTGATCCGCGTTGGTTTTGGACCCGGCGCTCGGCGCCGGCGCAACCGGCATGCCATTAAAAAGCAGGGCGCTAATCCCCGAATCGGACGGCCCGCTAAATCCATATCCCGCCACATTTTTGATACCGGATGGGGACGGCCTGAACGCCTGCACGAAAGCCTGATACTGCAAAAGCATCGAGCCGTAAGCGCCGGCCGATCCGTAGCCGCTGTTCGGCGCCCCGTACGCGCCGCAATCGCCCGGATTCAGGAGTTCGATAATCTTTGGCGCCAGGCCGGTCAGTTGTTCGAGGACATCGATCACGCCGTTCCGAGTGGCCCGTTCGCGGAAAATATTGACGATTATGCGCGACAGAAACCGCGCATCGCTCTCATTGATCTGCCTCGGGAGCGCCCCGCCGAAGAAATCCTGACTGATCAGGTCCAGGAAGCCTTCGGTTGCCGTCTTTATGCGGGTCTGGAGGCGCACATAGGCCAGCAGCGAATATATGAACGAATGCCCGGCAGCCAGGCCCGACAGCACGGCGTCGCGGACCGGGTTCGAATCGCCGTCGAACCACGAGCGCGGCAGGTAGCTTATGAGCCTGGTTTTGATGTCGTTTTGGTCGCCTATTGCCATTCAAGAACCTTCTCCACGCGAAGGCGCGAAGACGCGAAGGGAAATATAAAATTCCCACTTTAAGGGCAAAAACTTGCTCGACTCGGGCGAGATCCGCGCTGCCGGCAGAAGATATTTTCCCACTTTCCCCACTTTTGCCTTTCTTCGCGCCTTCGCGGCTTCGCGTGAAAAGCTCTTTTCCTAAAGCACATTTATGCTGCCCGCCCGGACGACCTGCTGATTCGTAGCGGCTACGTCGGCCGTGCCGCCGTTCAAAAGTATATTCGTGATCGTCGTGATCGCTCCCGCCGGCGCCGCGTCATAGGCCACCTGGGAGAGCCGGGCATAAGAGAGCGCATTCCCGATCCCCAGGCCGTTGATATAATTTTGAAGCGCGAGTTCGACCGTGCTCACAATCGCCGTGTGATTTTGTCCGGCAGCCGTCGTCAGGGTCATTCCCACGGTTGCGGTCACGATGCTTGGGCTGAAGACGGCAATCGCCACGGTGAATGCCCGCACGGCATTGACCGCCGAATAAACGGCATTTAAAAAGTCGGATGGCGGGCTGCCGCTTCCGTCATCGGCCACGACATAAAAATAGCCCATCTGCGTGGCGCCGTTGTACGCCTGGTTGGCCGTAACGGTATAGCTCACAACGTTTCCGAGGCTTTGGATCGCATACTGGATAGCGGCCAAAGTTGCCTTCGAAAGAGAGCTGAGCCATGCCACGAACCTGGCCCGCGCCGCCGCGTCGGTCTCCGCGTTGGCGCCCGTGGTGAAGGGGCTCGCATTTGTCACCGCATCGACGTAGGTGATCGCCTGGCTAAGCGTATTTATGGCCCCGGCAGTGGCGTTGCCCTGGCTGCCTGCGTTGACGGCCTTCACTGTAACGGTTACGCTTGAATTTCCGCCCACGATTACATAACCGTTCAGGCCCGCGCTGTAGGCGGGATTGGTCGTATCGAGAGTGACGGCATACTGCTGAGTGCCATCGCTTGTTTGGACCTGGGCGCCGACGGGCACGACCGCCTGCTGAGTAGGGGTAAACCTGGAAAAAGTCGCCTGCCCTGTGGCGTAGGCTGCCGGGAGCCGCGTAAATCCATAATCGGCAAGCCAGGAATCGAGATCGCTCTTGTTCGACGTCGCCGCCCTGGTGAGGGCCGCAACCTGGAGGACGAGGGCCTGCAGCCACATTACGACGGCCGCGTTCGCTTCCATTATCGCCCGGATAATCGACCCGACCGTAAAGTCAACGAGCGCCTTAGCCGCGCCCTGGACCGCGGCCGCCGCGTTCCGGATTATTTGAGTGAAGGTTTGGGTATTAAGAGGCAAAATCAATTCTCCATTCAAAAATTTAGGAATTTAAGAATTTAGGAATTTAGGAATTGGTTTTTAATCCCTCAATTCTTCAATTCCCCAATGCCTCAATTTTATAATTCCTCAATCGTTTTCCACGTTAAAGCTCAACACAATCGGCGTGCCCGTTGGCGCGTCCACATATTGGATCCAGACCCACAACGAAAAATCCGGAAGCTGCGTTATGCTCACAACCGGAGGCGGCGAAGGCGCAACTACAGCCTCTTGGAGTATCTGGCTCGATGCAATCCCATTGATCTTATCGAGCATATCCTTGCTCTGCGGCTGGCCCACGTATTGCGGCAGCCCGAGTCCATAGCTTGGGTCGAAAATATAATCGCCCGGGTTGGTCATGAGGCGTCTCAATATCCGCTGCTTGCCGCGTTCCGTGCCCGTCACGGCCTGAAGATCCCCGCTATTTGATGCCTCCAGGTCCGTCGACCAGATCTGGTAGAGATCGCTTAGAAGTTGTTGGGCCATAGCTCGCGATGCTCGCAGTTTTTAGTTATTAGTTGTTAGTTTTGAGTAATTATTAGAAACTCAAAACTGGGCACTCACAAAAGATCGTGCCCGGACTTGAATCGTTGAACCACGTTAGCAACGCCAAGCCCGGACCTGAACGCAGTGAGGGTCCACTCAAAACTCTTATGCTACGGGCGGCCCGGTATCCCCACCGCCCAGCGTGCCGCCAGTATGCACATGATTCACAAGACTTATCCCGGCGACCGTGATATCACCCCCGGCTGCCGTGAGATTGATATTGCCGGTAACCGTAATCGTTGCGTTGCCCTGGATCGCTACGTCCAGGTTCGTCCCGACGTTCAGGTCGGCTTCCTTGTTGGCGGTGATAATCAATTTATTCTGTACGGGACTCCACCGGATCATATTGCCGGCTTTGTCCTGAAGGAGGATTTCACCGCTTTGGACGGCGTTGGGACTCTTTATCGGCACTTCGACATTATTGAAAAAGAATTTGCTTATTCTGCCGTTGTCCTTGTCCCCGTCCGCGAAAGTGACCGAAACCGCCTGCCCGATCTCCGGGCCGAAATAGGCGCCGTATCCGTTTCCAACAAAAACGGACGGCAGCGGGATCCAGCCTGTTTCGTAGCCGTCCGGCTGGATCATTACCTTGACCGCATAGGCATTGGGGTCATAAGACGTGATCGTGCCGTCTTTTTCTCCAGCCAGGGTCCCGGCCGCCAGCAGCGCCTGCCTGCGCATGGCATCGTTTAGATCGCCGGCATTTTTCAATAAAAACTCCAATTTAGGAATTTAAGAATTCAGGAATTAGGCACCTCAATTCCTTAATTGCTTTTCAATTCCTCAATTCCTCAATCCTTCAATCATGAATCCGTTTCCATTTCCGGAGCGTGGTTCTTGGCTTCCAGGTCCATCGTATATCCTTCGGGGCCCATGCGCCTCGAGACAGTCACCGGCCAGTATGTTTGATCGTAAGCAGTGCCCGTTCCGCTCACCTGGACAAGCACCCGCGTATTTAAAAGATTATCTCCCGGCAGGGTCGCGCTGAGTGTCATCTCGTTTTGGATGATGCCCTTCAGCCGTTCTTTCGCCCGCGTGTTCGCCTGGGCCTGTGAGAGACCCGGTTCATTGTACAAGTAATTGAGCGTTCCGACTGCGTTCGGCCTCGTCGCCGTAGCCTGGCCGGTCATTTTTGCCTTCATTTTCGAGTTCCAGGAGCGGATGGTTACCTGGGTATTTTTTTGCGAAAGCATATTATTGCGTGTGAAGCGAAGCCGCATGGCGTTTGCCTGCGGGAAACCCTGCCGGGCGCTCCTGGGGAGCCACTGGATCAGATAGATGCCCGTGTCTGAACTGTCCTGCGACTTGAAGCGCAGGGTGTTCCCATCCACCCAGACGTTATAGCCGTAATCATCCGCGAGCTCGGATAGGAGGTCCCATTCGCTCGATGCGTTGTTCAGCCGGGCGTAATCTATTTCGTAAAACGTCCCGTCCAAACCGCCCGTACTATCGACGTCCGGAGTAAGGCCGTGGCGGCCGGCAATCGTTGTCGCGATCTGCGACGCCGTCTGGTTTAAAAAATTCTCGCTGGTCTTCGTGTCGATCATTTCCGACGTGAGGTCCCGGCCGGAAAGCTCGATTATATTTTGCTCCGGATCGTATGATTGCCGGTCGCAGTTGCCGAGTATCAAACTCGTCAGCTCGGCGGCGGAGAAGCTGTTCGGATTTTGAGGAAATCCGGCGAATATCTGCACCTGGATTTTGCCCTGAGCCGTCAGCCAGCCGGCGTTTTGGCTCGCGGGGAGCTTCCCGCAGGCGTAAGTCACCCGGAAGGTGTCTGCTTGCCGGTGGGTATTATTATTCACGTCCCACTCGACCCAGCCGGGCAGCGCCGCCCCGTTCACCTGGACAATGGCCCGAGGCAGCCGGAGGGCGTTTTTCAATGGGACCGGATTTATCGCTGACATTCAAGATCCTTTTCACCACGAAGA